GCGGGCGGGGAAGCGGCGGGCCTTCCACGAGGTGAGCCAGCCGACCACGAGGCCAGCGGCGGGCGCGCCGAGGGTGGCCAGCCACGCCGGCCCGCTGGACCAGTCCCACTCGGAGATGGTGCCGATCAGCGCGGTCACCGCGCCCGCCAGGACGGAGTTCGCGAGGTTGCCGAGCTTGCTGTCCCGGAACAGGGTGTTCGACCCGTCCGCGGGAGCGGTGGTGTTGGTGCTCATGCTGTCTCCTGTCAACAACCGAGAGATTCCCGGTAGTGGTGTAGTTCCCTGCGGAAGTCCATGGTGTCCGGGTCAGCCGGCGGCAGCTGCTGGTTCCGGTCGTCGATCAGGACGATGACCCCGCAGATCTTGCGGTTCTGCCTGGTGACGTACGTGATCGTGAAGGCGCACAGGACCGCGATCACCAGCGCGTTGATGGCGAAGCTACCCCACGCCCGGAGCGCGCCAGTGGGTGTGAGCACATGCTCTCGGATCACCGGTGCATCACCTCCGCCACCGCGTACGCGATCAGGAAGGCGGCGGAGAGGATGAGGCTTGCGGCGATTGCTGCACGGGCGAGGATGTCTCGGCGGGCATGGGATTGCGCGCTCTCCACCATGACTCCACCACGGCCGGGCCCAGCAGAAACCCGATGCACACGTACACGCGGACCAGGTTCGGCTGATCCACGAGGAAAAGCTCTCGCGTCATGCCCGCGCTGCCCAGGCTGAGCATGACGAGGGTGCGGACCAGGGGAACCGTGAGGCGATGCACGCATAACCATCCCTTACCGGACAACCGGTCCGCGCTCGATGCAGAACGTGAGCGGGCCGGCGTAGGGCGGCGTGACCAGCAGCACCGAGTGCGGGCCGACCGGCATCCCGTTCTCGTCCAGGCCCATGCGCGCCACCGAGAGCACGCACACCCCCTTCTTGAGCGGGATGCTCTGCCGGGCGTTGGAGCCGAGGGTGAACGTCTTCACGTCCCACCCGCCGTTCCCGTCGCCCATCGCCAGGCGGATGGCGTACACCTCGCCGAACGTGTCGTTGGTGATGTTGAACCACGCCGGCCGCGGGTCCGCCGCGCCCGCCTCCACCGGCGGGATGCTGAACGACCCGAAGTTGTCCACCGGGATCTCGATCGGGCCGAGGCTCGCGCCCATGCTGTCCTCCTCGTCATCACCCGGCCGTGCGGCCGGGTGCAGTGCCTGCGCCACCGCCATGAGTAGGCGGTCCCACGGGAAGTTCGGCCCGGGGTCCGTGTGGTCGGTGCCGCCCCACGCGCGGCGCATGTCGTCGTGGCCGTAGAACGCCTGCACCCGCGGGTTGGCGATCATCTCGGCCACCGTGGCGCGGCGCACCTGGAACCCGGCGTAGTCCGGGTCGTTGCGGATGATGTAGGCCAGCCAGCGGGCCAGCTCATCCCACGCCACGCTCGAGAGCCAGCGTTCGCGGGTCCAGCTGTTGAGCCCGGTGATCTCGACTGCGATGGCGTTCTCATTGCCGTACGCGCTACCGGCGTGGCCGGCTTTGCGGTCCGTGTCGAGTGCCTGTGTCAGGCTGTCCGCATCCACGTACCCATGCGCGGACGTGCCGTCCGTGCGGTGGCTCGCGTAGCTGGCCTCCGCGGTGTCCGTGGCCGTGTTCGCAGTGGCGTGGATCGCGACCCCGTAGTGCCGGCCATCCTTGTCCGTGTAGCTCCCGGCCGCCTGGACGAACCGGAACCCTGGTACCTTCATGGGCTGTCCTCCTGCCGGTAGCTTACGCCGGAAGCGGGCGAAGGATGAGGCTCGATCCGCCCTTGACCGTGGTGGCGCTGGCGTTGCTCGTTCCCTGCGCCCACTGGAGGCGGAAGGTACCGGCGGTGACGCCCACCTGGAGTGTGCCGTGGCACCGCAGGGTGAACACGGCCACGTTGCTGGTACCGAACTTCTTGCTGGATGAGGGGCTGGCCGTCTCGTTCGACCACGCCGCCCATTCTGCCTCCAGCGCGGCACCCGCCCCGGGTACCCAGCTTTCATGCGGGCCGGACACGCCGAGGTCCAGCCGGCACCCGGCGGGAAACGTCCACTGCACCTTGAAGTCGGACGAGGTGCCCGCTGCTTCGGTGAAGAAGATCTCCGCCTGGACCTCGTACGTGGTGCTCGCGAGCACGGCCACCAGCAAGTGGTCGTCGTCCTGCGCGGTGGTGTTGGACGCCAGGCTCTCGTCGGACGGCTTCACCACCCACCGCGGCTTGATCTTGTTCGCGATGTAGGTGTCCAGATCGGTGGCCAGGTTCTGCATGTCGGACGGCACGTTCACGGAGGACGTGCTGTCCGGGTACCGGAACGCGAAGTTGCTGGTGGTACCCATTACCGCCTCCAGTTGATCGTCAGGGTGAAGCTCGGTCCGTAGCCGCCCCGGCCGTCCAGGATGACGTACGGGCTCCCGCTGGAAGCGTAGATCGCCAACCCGCCCGCGGTGCCGTCCACCATGCTCTGCGCCCATGCGGTGGGGATGTTGAAGGCGGTGTACCCGCCCCACGCCAGGGACGGGCCGGTGGTGGAGGAGCCGAGGGTGGGCGCGCCCGCCGGTCGGGTGGTCTGGCTCACCAGATACAGGGTGGTGCCCTGCGCGGCCGCCTGGCCGCCCGCGCTCTTGCGCCGCACCTGGACCACCGCCGCCGTCACCGTGGCGCCGGCCAGGGACCGCGGGCCGGAGCCGTAGAACGCGCACCCCTGGTGGTTGCCGTTCCCGCCGTACTGCCCCTGGTACACATCGTCGGTGTCCGTACGCCAGCCCACGAACACGCTCGTGCGGTAGGAGCGCGTCTCCACCGGGCCGAACACCGACGTGCCGGTGACAGAGGTGGGGTTCGGCGCCGGTGGTGTGCTCGAGGTCCCCGAGGGGGTGACGGCGGCGGTGCCCAGCCGCGCGATGGCGGTCCAGTACATGCCCGCCCGGTCGATGAGCAGGAGGTCGTTCTGTGCCGGCGTGATGTCCCTGGCGCACTTCACCGTGACGGTGGTGCCGTTGACGTTCACAGCCACGGTGTCACCGCTCTTCGCGGCGGTGGCGTAGCCGATGAACGACTCGCGCCCGGGCAGCGTGCGGGTGGAGGCCAGGTCCGTCACAGCACCTTCACCCCCAGCACCATGGAGGGAAGCTCGGAACTCTTGCCCGCCTTGTACGGCAGAGAGATGCTTTCCACCGTGCACAGCGTGCCGGACAGTCCGAGCCGCGCCGAGGTGAGCGCGGCCACGTCCCCCAGCTGCACCGCGGGGTTGGGCACCATTTCCACCTTGTACTCCACGGCCGCCTGGCGGGCGCGCCGGTCCCGGATGGTGTCCGCCGCCGCCTGTGCCTGCGCCACGGTGGTGAGCAGCGGGCTCTGGAAGAAGTACGGGACGGGCAGGGGCGAGTACGGGCCGCCGAACGTGTCCGGCCCGGAGGTGACGTACGAGACGCCCTGCACCTGACTGCCGTCCGTCGCGGTGCCGCGTGCCACGATGACGTTGGCGCCACCCTCGCGGGTGCTCTTCCCGGTGGCTTCGATGATGGTGCGGCTGGAGCCGGTGTCCGTAATGGTCAGCACGGGCGTGGTGGACTGGAGCGCCGGCACGAGGCGGAGGTACCCTTCCGGGTCCACGCTCGCGCTTGCCGGCCACGCGTCCCGCACCTCGGAGAAGGCGCGTAGGCGGTCCTCGTCGTAGGCGATGCCGCCCGGGACAGCTCGGTCCACCAGCGCGGTGTCCACGAGGATGGTCAGCGCCGGCTCCACCAGGGAGCGCAGTGTGCTCTGAATGGTACCGGTCGGCTGGAACGGGTTGATCAACCGCGCCTGGTTGATCAGCTCCAGCAGGCCAACCGCGGTCACTTGCACCGCGTCTCCGTCCACTTCGGACTCGTACACCAGGTAGCGCCCGCGGGTCAGCCACTCTGTGCGGCCGAGGGACAGGCCAACGCCCAGCTTCACGTGCAGCCGCTGTCCTTTGGCCGCCAGGGGATGCGAGGCGCTCCGCGGGGTCCAGTCGTAGCCGTTCGCTATGCGCGGCACGGTGAACACGACGCGCTCCGGCACGTTGAGGCTGCTGTCGCTCTCCTCGCCTGCGCTGTCCACCGGGACGTCCGCGGACAGCAGCACGCCGTCCAGCCAGCTCTCCACCCGCAGGCGGTAGATGAAGCCAGCGCCCGCGAGGATGCTGGCGCACTCCGTGGACGTGGTAATCATGACAGGTCGGCCTGGTCCAGCAGGAGGTACGTGGCGTAGTCCGCGGAGAGGTTGGCGTACGTCAGCCCCACGTAGGCGGCGGTCAGGTCGGCGTAGGTGAAGCCGAGTGCCTGGAGCGCGCTTGCCCAGCCGGACACCTCCACCAGGCGCAGCACGTGCGTGCGCTTATCGTCCGACCCGTCCTGCGAGAACCGGCGTTCCCGGTAGCCGAGTACGGCGTAGAAGCCGTCCACCCCGTTGTAGCCACCGGGCTGACGAATCTGCACGATCCCCTGCGTCGCGTTCTCGAGCAGCTCCACCAGGTTCTCGGCGGAGGACCATGCATCGGTGTACAGCTCCACGTCGCTCTCGGGCTCCGCGAAGTCCCCGGCCACCACGACGTTGCGGCCGGACGGCCGGAACACCGTGGCGGAACGGGTGCGCTCCTTCTCCGGCCACGCCCAGATCACCACCTCCGCCGCCAGGTCCCCGATCGCGTCGGACACCACCACCTTGCCGCCCGGCAGGGTGTACGTCACCGCGGAGGATGTCACCTCCATACCGTTCACCACGGCCACGTAGGACACCGCTACGCCGAACGGCAACGTAGCGTCTACGCGCAGGAAGTTGACATCCGTGGCGGTGCCGCTCCCCGCCTGGATGAGCGTGCGCTCACCGGCCACCACCCGGTAGATGGCCACCGAGTCGCCCACCACCACCGAACCCACGGTGATGAGGTTGCGCGGCGGATACACGGTGGTGTAGTTGGTCACCGTGATGGTGGGCGCCAGGTTCAGCGCGAGGATGTAGCTCTTGGAGATGGCGGCGAGCCCACCGGTCACCACGAACGGGCCAGTCGGGCTGGCCGCCGCTGTGGTCTGGATGATGTAGTCCCACACGATTCCCGTGTCGTTACCGACGATCGAGACGCTCTCGCCGATCTCGCTGTGCCCGCCGAGGGTGGCGACCGAGGTCCAGTCGTCCTGTTTCCAGCCGAGCGCCAGGAGGAGCGAAGAGGCGCGGTTCGGCGTAGCCGGCGTGGGAAGCGCGATGTCCTGCGCGGACGCGTTGCTCTGGGAGGTGGGGCCGAGCGTCGTTGAGAGGTACGCGCCGCGCCACGTGGCGATCTCCGCCACGGTGTCATCTCCCAACGCGCCACCGGTGAAGGTGACGGTGGGCGAGGTGTCCCCCGCCTCATGGACCTTGGCGGCCACCAGCACGTTGGCATCCTGGACCAGCGCGGTCCAGCCGGAGGGGAGCGCTGGGATGCCTGCCACGTTGCGGCACGCGGCGAAGAGGACCTTCATGTCCCCCGCGATGGTGGAGCCGTTGGGCACGGGCGTGCGGGAGCCGTAGTCCCCGGTGCTGGGCGTACCCCTGCCCACGAAGGTGATCGCCATTACGCCTTCGTTCCTACGCGCGCGCGCCACGCCTGGCGCTTCTCGGCGGCCCGGGTCACCCGGGCGGCCTGCGACCGGAACGGCGCGCCATCCAGCTCAACGGTGAGCGCGAGGTTCGAGGTGACCTCCATCGGCGGCTGCTTCACGCCACCACCGCTTCCGCCCTGTCCGGCGGCGGCGAACGCGGCGCGGCCGGCGGCGGCGAACTCCGCGGGCGCCCAGCCGGACAGCGCGGAGTAGTCCTGGCTTCCGGTGCGGCTGTGCCCGGTCTTCGCATCCCCGTACCCGGGCGGAGCCGTGCCCACCTCGCGGAACACGGTGGTGATGGTGATGGTCCGACCCTGCGGGATGTTGTACAGCTTGCCGATCAGCTTATCCACCTCGCCAGCGGTGAGCCCCATGGACACCAGGAGGTTGCGCAGTGCGGACACCTGGCTGTTGTACGCGCTGTTCGCCTTTGCCGTGGCCTCTGCCGTGCCGTTGCCGGCCGCGATGTCCGCCTGGCGCTTGCGTTCCAGACTGTCCACCTGGGACAGGATGGCCTGCGCGTTCTGCGCGCCCGCGGCGGTGTGCTGGTCCAGGGTCTTCTTGTTGCTCTTGATCGTCTCGGTCAGCTGCTGCATGCCCATGTTCACGGCCAAGTTGGCCTGCTGGACGCTCATCTCCTCGCCGAACAGGCGGTTGAACGCCTCGTTGGCCGCGTTCGCCTGGTTGGCGGTGTTGCCGAGCGACTGGGACAGCATCTCGTACGACATGGCCGCGCTCATCGCTGCACTGCCGGAGGACTGGAGCGCATCCCGCCAGTGCGAGGTACCGTCCGCCATCTCGGGGATGAGCCCAGTGAACTCAGCGATCGAGCCCAAGATGTTGAGCATGGGCGCGGACACCCGGGCGCCGAACGCCATCAGCTCGATGAGCGCGCGGAGGCTGCCCACGAGGAACGCCAGCGCGTCCCCGCCCGCCCGGCCGCCCGCGGCGAACGCATCCAGCAGCCGACCCACCGCGCTGGCGAGCCCGGGAAGCTGGCTGCTCATCTGGCGGAGCACGGCCCCGCCCGCCGCGCTCGCGCGCTCCACGCTGGGCATGATCTTGTCGAACGCGGAGAGCACGTCCGAGATGATGGGGCGGAGGTCTCGAGCCAAGCCGGCAGCCACCCGGGAGAGCCGGGGCATCTGGCGGTTGAAGGCTTCCTCGATCGGCCCGGCCTCGTCCAACAGCACCTGCGCGAACGGCTTGCCCACGCTTTCGCGCAGCTGGGCAAGGATGCGCTGGCCCATGTTGCCGTAGGCGGCGGCCACCCGTTCGTCCTTGGCCGCAAGGATGAGCCCGGCCGCGATGCCACCGCCAGCGATCGCGCCGGTCACCGCGCCGGACAGCGCGCTGGCAAGCAACGGAGCCACGAACGTCGCACCGCCCACCACGCTGGCGACCAGCGCGGTCTTCACCGGTCCGGGCAATCCCTCGAACGCGGCGATGAAACCGCGCACGGTGAGGCGGCCGCCCTCCACACCCGCCTTGCGGGCGGTGTCCATGAAGCTGGCGAAGATGCCGAGCTTGGGGCCGGCTTTGTCATCGCCAGCGGGGTCGAACTTGATGGCCTTCAGGAGGCGGCCGAGCTTACCCGCCTCCGCGTTGATCTTGTTGAAGTCCTTGAGAAGCTTGGTGTCCCCGGTCTTGTCGAACTGGCGCGCGAGCGCGGCGGCGGCGGCCCGTGCCTCCAGCATCTTGCGGGAGAGCTGGCCCGTCTCATCACCGAGGTCGTCCAGCTTCCGCGTGGTCTTGTCAGCCTCGCGGCCCAGCTTCTCCATGCCATCGGCAGCACCCCTGACCGCGGGACCGCTTTTGTCCTTGGCGTTAAGGCTCCACTCCACATCCCGGTCAGGCATGGATGGTCCCTGTGGCCAGCGCGATGCCGCGCTCAATGGCGGCGTCCCACTCTGGACTCTCGGCCGCCGTCTTGGTAAAGAAGCCAGGCGTCACCATCTGCGTAAACCACTGGCCCCGGTACCGGCGGCCCCACGAGGGGTGCCGCACCCGGCCCCGGTCGATGGCCCGGATGTCCGACTGGGCATGGCTGGAACGCCGGCCGCCGCGGAGGCGGAGCCCGGCCGCACGGCCGGCCAGGGTCACCTTGGCCGTGATGCGGGTGCCGGCCACCCACACGCCGAGCCCGCCGGAGCTGGGCAGCGTGTTGACGGCGGTCACCTTGATGCGCGCCCGGACCGCGGGCACCGGCTTGCGGATCTCGGCGGCCACCGCTTTGATGAGCACCTCATCCGCTTCGAACTGGCGGAGGGACCGCACGAGCGTCCGAATGTCACCCACGGTCCCTCCCTTCACTGCGCATAGCGCGCGGCGCGCGCCTGATCTTCCCACCAGTCGATGCAAGTCGCCAGATCGCGAGGGTGGAGGCGCAACGCCACCTCCACGTCCACGAGCGTCCCCCCGGCGGCCAGGGCTGTCTCAATCAGGCTCCGGCGGACGCTACCGTCATCCCAGGGTCCGCGGTGTCATCATCGTCCTCCAGCTCCTCCACGGTGACGCACTGCTCGCCCCACTCCTCCCACGTGAAGTTGTGGAGCTTGGCGCGCTTGCTGCCGCGCCACGCCACGTACCGGGCGAACGTGAACGGCTTCTCCGCGATCTGGAAGAAGCCACACCCGAACGGCTCGCCCTCGAACGCGGCGATATCCCGCTGGTCGGAGTGCGCTTCGATCACGCGGCCGTCCGCCATCGTCACCTTGTGGGAGAAGGCGGTGGAGAGTGCGCTCATGGCTGTCCTTTCCTGAGCGTCAGGCGCTGGTACCGATGATGTAGATGTCATAGGTGACGCTCGTTCCCGCACCACCGTTGGTGAGGCGGAGGATGTCCGCGGTGGCCGCCGTCACCGCGTAGCCGGTGGCGTCCGCCACGCCCGCGAGGAGCGCCCACACGGTACCCGGGCGGATGACGTTGGCCGGCGTGGTCCCGGTGACCCAGGTGTTGAAGGGGTTTGAGGCGCCACCGCCGATGATGACGTTGTTGACGTTCGCGGCGGCGGCCACCACCACGATTCCCTTGATCTTGGCGAAGGTGATGGTGGCCCCGAAGCTGTCCACCAGCACGCCGGCCAGGTCGAGGTCATCGTTCGAGCTGGCCGCGATCGTCCGGGTGTCGTGGAAAATGCGGTCCGCCTGGCCGGCGGAGGTGCCGTTGGCCAGAATGGTGGCGTAGTCCTTGTCGATCGACACCACGCCGCTTGCGAGGTCGAGAGCCTTGCCCTCCTGGAGCCGGAGGTACACGCCGACCCTGCCGTTGACGGTCATGTCAGCCCCTTATCAGCTTGTACCGAAGGTGGGCGTGCCCACGACTGGGAGGACCAGCGCCTTCGTGAGGAACGCGCCCTGCTCGCCACCGAACGGCGGCTTCATGGCGATGGCCGTGAATGTCGCCTGTGGCATCGCTACGCCGGTCTTCGGGCGGAGGATGCAGGTGATCTGCGTACCGGTCGGCAGCGAACGCAGGTAGTACGCGAGCCCCCCGGCCACGTTGATCTGGAGCCCCTCGATCTCGAACGCCCAGGACTCCGAGTCCGTGTCCTGCACGGTGCCGTCCGGCACGAGGGTCTTGTACGTGAGCACCGGCTGATCGGGCGTGAGCACGCCCTTCCGGAGCTGGTTGGCGTAGTCGGTGCCGTCGACCGAGATGAAAGCATCGCGGTAGACATAAGCACCGGTAGCAGTAGGCATGTCTACTCCTCCGCTTGCATCGTGGCCCGGTAGGCGTACATCTCGCCCACACCAGCCAAGGTGAGGTTGACGGGCTCGAACCGGGAAACGGACCCCAGCGGTTCGAGCGCGAAGAACAGGGACTCGCGATGGGCGTCCCACCACTCTGAGGCGGCCACGTCGCTGTCCTGCGGGACGATCACCACCGCGTACCAGGTGATGACGAACGCGGTACCGGCGTCCCGCTCCTCGACGCCGCGCATCGGCCAGGCGTCCCCTACGTTCGGGGTGGACGGCCGGTGCGCGTAGCCGGTCACGCCGTCCACAGTGGACAGCGCGGACGCGATGCTGGCCCGGGTGGTCATCCCACCACCAGCCGGCGGAACGGCGCCTCCAGTCGGCGGACCTCGGGGTCCTTGCCAGGCAGCACGGTGGAGCCCCCGTCCACGTCCGCGGACATCACGGCGAGGGGGTGGCGTCGCATGGCGAGGTTCCGCTGGCACCGCCGGAGCAGCGCCTGGCGCAAGTCGTCCGGATAGATGGCCCGCTCCCCGCACCGGGCTCGCTGCGCCGCGCGTTCGGCCGCGAGCGCGTCCCCGATCTCGGTCATGGACCAGGTGCCGGCGTACGTCCCGAGGTACACGGACACGTCCGCCGCCGTGGGCATGCCCGCTTCGGTGGTGACCATGTCCACGTACGCGGCCAGCAGCAGCGTGTCCTGTGGGGTGGACGCGGCCATGATGTGCCGGCCCTCGGACGTGGTGGTGTACACCGCCCCCCAGAGCCCGCTCCCCTCGTACACGGGGACCACCGGGAGGGTGGACGCGTCCGGCTTGGTCAGCACCACCGTGGGTGTCACCTCGCCGGACGCGTACCCGTCCACGTCGTACGTGACGAACCTGGCCGCCCAGTAGCCACCCACCGGCATGATGACAGCGGGTGCGGACGCGGCGGCCAGGGTGGTCACTGGTTCCGCACCACCTTGCGGCCGGTCATCGGGTCGGTGGCGTGGCCGTAGATCTCCAGGTCATTGGCCATGCCGGCGGAGACGAACGGCACCTCGTCCTCGGCCACCTCGACGACCACGGACGCGTCCGGCGCGATCTGGACGCCCTGGATGGCGGCCACGTCCGCGAGGGTGACGCTCCCCTTGTCCGCGCCCTTGTCCAGGTACACGTACGCCGGCGGCGTGGTGTCCACCGGGCCGTTCTCGTCCGCCGCGTCCAGGTGCGCGCGCGCGCGGTGGACGTCGGACGCGCCCGGCACCTGGTCCATCAGGGCCTGCTCGTCCGGGTCCGGGACGAGGTCCCGGTTCGGCTGCTCGTTCTCCCGGATCTCCGCCTCGGTGGGCTCCCGGGTGGTGGGCGCCGCCTTCTTGGCCGGCGTGCTCTTGCTGGCGTCTGCCATGGTCTGCTCCTTACCGGGCGAGGTGGACGCCCACCGTGTAGGTGATGGAGTTGGCGTTGCCGTGGGTGACCGTGACGCGGCACTGACCGGCCACGCCGACCACCACCGTGGACACGTTCGTGGACACCGTGGCGATGGCTGCGCTGGTGTACCGGGTCACCCACTTGCCGCTGGCGTTGTCGTACTCCTCCAGCGTGAGGGTGACCGAGGGGGTGGACGTGATGGCGGTGGCGTCCAGCACCAGGACGACGGTGGTGTAGTTGCGCGGGTTGAAGGTGTACGCGGTGGGCGTGGCGGTGCGCGCCGCGCTGGCGTAGGCGGTCTTCTGGTCTCCCATGATCAGCCCCCTTACGGCGCCGGGTCGTACGCGATGCGGCGCACGCCGGAGGTGTCGGTGCACGCGGTGGCCGTGTAACCCCAGATGCCGATGTGCACGTACCGCACCTCGACGTTCTCGAACGTCAACCGGTTCGGCGCGGTGGCCCAGCCGCTGACGTCGTCCGAGTCGAAGAGGTAGCTGTTCGCGGACACCGTGCCGCTGGCGGCCAGCGCCCACGAGGGGCGCCACAGCGTGCCGGCCACGTCGATGGCCCCGAAGTTCGTGGTCACCGTGCCGTTGGCGTTGGACGGCCCGAGGATCGGGTACATCACGCGGCCGTCCGCGTCGCGCGCGCCGGTCAGGGCCTTGTACAAGTCGATCTGGCCGAACGCGTCCCGCATGCGGAACCCGCCACGGATGAACTGGAGCGAAGCCAGGGCCGCCTCCAGCTCGGCAGCCAGAGCGTCATCCGCCGCGCCGGTGGTGAGCGTGATGGTCAGCGCGCCGCCGAGGGTAAGCCCCTCCAGCAGCGTGACCGCCTTCGCCTCCAGCGCCTCGTACCACGCGCGGACCATCTGGCGCCAGATGATGGAGGAGAGCTGCGGGTTGCCGCCCTGGTCCCACGCCTCGCGGGTGATGGACACCTTGCCGGAGACCGCGGTGGGGGTGATGGTCTGGCTGGACGCGGTGAAGACGCCCGGCGTGGGCTCCACACCTTCGGTGTGGGCGGCCACCAGGCCGGAGCTGGAGGCGAACTTGGGCAGGACGAAAGGAGTGATGTCCTCCAGCGTGCCCTTCTCGATCGCGCCCCAGATCGGGTACCGGTACTCCTTCTGGTCCACGTACAGGTCCGGCCGCTGGCGGGACGGGTTCAGGCTGGCCGCGTCGGCCATGTCCGTGTCGAACGTGGCGAACACCTCGGCCACGAACTTCTCCGCGCGCTCGCGCGCCTCCGCGTCGTGCTCCTTCAGGCCCGCGATCACGTCCCGGGAGAAGTCGTACTGCGGGCCGGCCCGCAGGTTGCCCTTCGCGTCGAACCGGTACGGGAGCCCCTCGCGCACCTGCGCCCGCGGCGTGCGGGTGGGGTCCACCACCTGGCGCTGCTCCGGCGGGGGGACAGGCGCGCCCGCGCCCACGAGCATGGGCAGGACGTTGGGCACCTGAAGCAGGGCCCGGATCTGCTCCGGGTAGAGCGCGAACTGGGCCGCCTCCGACTGGCTCTGCTGCTGCGGGGTGGCCGGCACGCCGGCGAGCGCCTGGAGCACGCCCGGGACCTGGAGCAGCCCCTGGAGCTGGTCATTGTTGAGCTGGACCGGCGCCTGGCGCGGCGGCTCCGGCGGGGTCGGGTTGCCCTGCTGCGGCGGGGCCGCGCAGGTGTGCGCCACGCCCTGGGTCAGGGTCGCGCCGCACGTGGCGCACGTGTCCATCTGGTCTCCTTGGTCTGCGTGCGCGGCCACTCTGGTCACACGCGCGTCATCGAATGCGGGCACGGCCAGGAGGGAAGTCTCCCGCCACACCGCGCCAGCTACTGCCACCAGGTACACGCCCTGGTTGTACGGGTCGGGAGCCGCGTTGTTGATCTCCACGCCGACCGAGAACCCGTCCCGGATGCCGTTCTCCGGGTCCGCCTCGCGCAGAGCGCGGTCCCCGTCCGGCCCCTCGGCGATCTTGTACCGGGCGAACATCCCCTCCGGGCGGTCCTCCTGGAAGATCAGCTTACCGAGGGGCTGGCTCTGATCGTGATCGCGGAGCATCTTGTTCCGGCGCAGTTCATGCGGGGCCACGAGGGAGCCGCGCTGGAACCGCCAGCGCTTCCCGCTCTTCCACGCCACCTTGTCCACGCCGTAGGGCACCACGATGCCCTCAATGATCCGCCGCTCCACGTCCACCGCGGAGATGAGCGGGGCCACGTCCACCGCGAACGCCAGCGCGTCCAGGTCGGCGCCCAGCTGGGCAGAGCGGGCGGAGGTGATCGGCCGCACGTTGCCGGCGGCGGGCGCTGGAGCCGGAGGCTCCAGCTCTGCCTGTTGCGCCGGCGTGAGCGGGGCCCGCCCTTCCTCGGCGCGTGCCTCCTCCACCACCATCCAGGGCTTGCCACCGGTGGCGAGATCGTAGATCTTTGCCCGGGTCAACGGGTCGGCGCGGAGGTAGTCGTCCAGGTCGAACGTCACCTTGTAGCCGCGCTTGGTCACGTCACCCATGGACAGCCGTTGCATGACAGCCGCCATGTACGGCGAGAACACGTCGTTGATGCGGTCCTGGCGGCGATCCACGCCGTTCTGGTACGTGCGCGAGGTGGTGGAGATGCCCAGGTCCTCCGGGTCCAGCCCGGTGGCGTTGGCGATGTCCAGCGTGGCCTTGCGCTGCTGCTCGGCCAACTGGAGCTCGGCCGGCGTGACGTTCTCCACCTGGTTGTACTTCAGGGCGGCTGGCACGTAGGCGGTGGAGCCGCGCTTCCGGGCCGCCTTCCACTCGGCCAGCAGGGCCCGCACGTCATCGTCGGATGCGGGGTCCGCATCCTCGTTCGGCGTGAAGTAGTCCATCGGCCGGGGGTTCTCCGCGTACAGCGCGGAGGTGGTGTCCAGCAGGAGCGCGCGCCGCACCGCCCGGCCGCCCGCGGTGAGTAGCCCCGGGTTCGGGCTGTCGAACCGGATGACCAGGGCGGCCGGCACGGGCTCCCCGTACATGTACACCACGGCGTTGCGCGGGTCATGGCCGCCCGGGAGCGGGGACGGGTTGCGCGCGCCGGGGGGCTGGAGGGAGACGTTCCCGTAGTCCACGTGCTGCGCGTACGTGGGGTAGCCGTCCGCGCCGAACTCGAGAACGCGCCACCAGGAGAGCCCCTCAAACAGCAGGTCCTCGAGGGTCTGCGCGAGGGTGACCACGTTGGCCACGTTCGGGTCGATCTGCTCGAGCAGGGGAAGCCGGACCACCTTGAGCTGATCGTTCTTCTGGACCAGCGGGAGCGTGGCGGTGGAGCAGATGAGGTTGCGGGCGCGGAGCACGGCGGGGACGGAGAGTGCCTCAGCGCGGCCGGCACGCGGGAGGAGCCCGCGACCCGCCATGTCCAGAAGTACCTCGGCGATGGGTCGCGGAGCCGTCTCGGCGGCGAAGTTCGCTGGCCCGTTCAGCCAGTGCCACGCCTTGGAGATCACACCCATGGCGCGCAGTGTACAGGGCAAACGCCCTGAACCGTGAGAACCTCAGTCCTCGCAGTTCAGGGCGTTGACGATCTCCCGGCCGTAGGGGGTGAGCGTGGGCATCACGGCCGGCTCCGCAAAGGCGTCAGCCGTCACAATCCCCGCAGAGTACAGCTCGTGCTGCACGATCTGTGCCGGACGGGGGTAGCCCCTCGCGCGGAGCCAGCGTAGGGCTGGCTCCGTAAGCCGGGGGATGTACATCAGCCCCGGGTTCCCGATCCGGGGCACCGGTCGGTCGGTGCGAGGTACGCGGTCACCGTTCCACCCTCGTTCCCCACCTTGTGGGGTGCCACGTTGCCCTTCCTGTCGGTGCTGATCTCGCGCCCGCAGGGGCGGCACTCCGTCTTGACGTTCGCGCTCTTGGCCATGGTAACAGTCTACCAAGATCTTAGTAACTTGCGCAAGGGTCAGTCCGCCACCACCAGGCGCGGCTTTCCCACGCCCGCGGGCATGGTACGCGCGAGGTGCACCGCTCCCGCGCCCGCGTACGCCGCATCGATGTGGGAGCCGTCCGAGGACACGAACACCCACCGGCCGCCGCGAGCCATCCGCTCGCAGGTGCCCACGTGCTGGTCCAGCAGCGGGTCCCCGGAGTGCAACAGCGCGCGCGAGCGCACCTGCTCCTCCATGCCCATACAGGCGGTGGCCATGTCCCCGGTGATCGGCGCGAGCGTCACGCCCGGCGGCGGGAAGCGGTCGGCGCCGTGCCGCTCTTTCAGGTCGGCGGCCAGCTGGGCGCCGACCTGAAAGAGCG